TGCTTAACGAGCAGCAAAGTTGTAAGCCAAATCACTTCGGGCCTCACAGGGAGTTAACTACCAATTAACTCCCGAACCTGGTTACGTCCTGTATTCAGGAAGCGTGTCTCAGTAGACGAAGGGTCTACTAGCACGAAGCGTAACCATCGGCGCACTGTCCAATTGTACTTGCACACATCTCTGGGTTAGCCCCCAGAAGGATCGATGTCCCCCTTTCGGGGGCGACGTAGAAGGGATTTATTCCTTCAAAAGCGTCATCCTTTCGGGCATACCATGCAGATGTGCTAATGCTCTTCCAGTAGCTTCTCATGAGTCCATCGTAGTATTCACGACGATCCTCAAAGGAGCTACCGATCATGGGGGCGGGTTCAAAAACCTTTTCCAGGGAGATGTTAGTCTCCCTTGTTGAGTAAAGGCGGAGAGGTTTCTCATAGTTCTGAGCAACCTCTAGAGGGATAGGACCGATATCCGGACGGTCTCGGAGTAGATTATACATCTCCCGAGCAAAGTTCCGTTTCATCATTCCAGGCCTAGTCTGAATGGTCCATTTAACAGACCAACTAGGTAACTGGAGCTTGAATTCTTTCGGATCGTCTTCTTCGTGCCAATGTGCGGGTTCTAACTTGATACCATAAAATCTACTAATTTCCGTTTGGATCTTAGCAAGTTTTAAGGCAACATCAAGTTGGACCTCCGCCTTGGCCTTCAGGCGCATCTTCTCGGCTAATTCCCAGTCCTGATCGTTGATGATCAAGGCTGCGAGACTTCGCTGAGGTTTAGTTGCACCTCCAAGAGGCAGTTGTAGTCCCCCCAGTATATGGGGTAGACACCAACTACGATCCGATCGCTTCAAGATGTGTGATACGTTACTGTACCATACGGCGATCATCCTGTCCCTCCAGTGAACAAAGGGTTCATCAGCTGTCCAGTATAATGCTTGACTTAATTGTTGAGACAAGCTTGAAATATCTGGCTCGGCCTGTTTACCGTTTCGTGTGTCAGAGAGAACGCGTCCTTGGCCTTTAAGAAGGCCACTATTCACCCAGGCGACTTGTTTAAATTCAATAAAGGGGTCCCCCCTATTGAAGTTATTCATGTCGATCTGAAGGTGTCTAGCTGCGAAGATTTGTGAGTTTATCACAATAAATCTTCCAGAGACGTAGTTCTTTCCTGGTGACGGCTTTAAGCCAGCTCTCTTGACATAGCTTTCCCAAATGGGAATGAATGTCTTAGGGCTGATGAAGCTTAGGTCATCACCATTGACATAAGGTCGAAGCTCTCTGAGCATCGCCTTGTACGGTAAGTTAGGTTCGCCTGTGTATTTTCTATACGCAGCTAACAGAACTCCCATGTTCACGACACATAGTGCGGGGAAACTCGATGGCGAGCCCATAAGTTGACCAGTATTTTGTAAAATCGAAGTTTTATCTCGATAATGCAATATATGGCCACTCATGGACCCCAGAAAAGCATTTTGCAATTCTGGGAAGTTCTCGAGTTCTAGAATCTGTGAAAGAATTCCACAATAAGCAGTGGAAAGTCTTCCATTAAGATTATCAGTCGCAGCGGAGTAGTCTGCTGAGACAAAGACCTTTTCGGTCTGTGTAAGGTTATAAATAGTATTACCGTATCTCTCATTCATAAGAGATTCGGATACAGGTTCACCTATTAGTCGGAATTCTTTCCTTCTTCTAAGTGTACTGTGAATATACTGTTGTAACTCTCTACACATATGATATCTTAACGGGGGCCCGGCAGTAATAATCCGAGCCTTCATCGGTTCTAGGACGACATGAACTTTGGCGTCCTTTCCCTCATAGCGGATCTTCTCTTTAAACGAAGATACCCTATCTGTGTCCGCTTTACTTCCAAGGATCTCAATGGAATTGATCCCTGGAAAGATTTTTGAATCCGTCCCATTGTGCCACTCGTAACTCTCATAGTTGCGAGCGGGGTCGTTGGGATTCCTAAGAGTCCCAGTCTTACAGAAAGCATGAAGTGCTCCACCAGCCATTTTAGTGTGGCCATAATGGCTACCACTAGAAGGTTGGCGGAGTGCTAGATCCGACTCTTTGAGTGGGCGTTTGAAAACATGTCTGAGAATATCAGATATGGCTTTCCTCTCTTCTACGAAAGGGAAGCTTCCAACACCCGCTCCTAGAGCGTCTTTGTGCTTCTGAAGGCTCTCCTCAATGTATTCTTTTGTTAAAGGATTAGCTCCTCTCTTCAGAGCAAGAATGCTACCAGCAAGGTGCATCTTGTACTCTAGATGGGGAGAGGATCCTCGAACGCAAATACCGAGGTAGAACCTATGGAAACGACCACCACAAATCACACCAACTCTCTGGCCTTCAAACCAGGATGGGATTGGTGGGAGCTGATCTTGATCAAGCAACTTCGCACTCATGTACGTGGTTTGAAATTTAAACCAGTCCTCGAGTGAGTTGAGCTGATCAAGGAAGAAGTAGTTCCAGAAACATTGCTCAAGTGTTTCTGTATGCAAGTACTCCTCTCGTTCAATCCAGTATAATTGCGATATAGCTTTGAGAAGCTGTAAAGCATTATTACCGGATTCAGTCACAATTCCCCTTAAGATCTTTTTGTAATACTTTTTACATAATATTTTTGGTGGGGGTTGTGGGTACAAAGTCGTTATTGTACGAACGGAGGGCAGCGGTTTGATGACTGCTGCAAGTCTGGACAAACGCGTGGAACGACTTGGGTTACTACGAACTTGTATGGATATTCCAGTAATATCTAGAATTTGTTCGGTAAGGGCTCGCTCAATAGAGCCACCCTTGGTAATCCAATCCATCGCGGAAGCGCCGGCTACCAGTCGGGCCTTCTCCATCCATAAGGGGAAGGCTGTTCTAATGGGACAATGATAATATAATTTGTTATTGTTG